CGGATCGCTGGGCAGCCAGTTAATGGTGAGGGCAATCTCGCCACTGGCCGGCCCGGCAATGTAATTGCGATAGCTCAAGGGCTCATTGTGGATACTCGTATCCACCTCGTCCCGGCTCGTGCTGTAATCCACCTGTGTTTGTTCGCTGACAGTGATCCACCCGCCCGCCCCATCGGTGAGCTGCAAGAGGGTGCCATGCGCGGACACGGCATTGCTGGCCATGGATTAGCCTCCTAACTGGGTCACGACAAAGTTGACCGCCCAGCGCGGCCGGTGCCGCTCATCCCGTGCCAGGGCGAACGGGGGCTGGATCGGTTGAATGGCGACATAGCTGGTGCTGTCGCACAGCGCCTCATACGCCGCCTGCATGCGGTCACGGCCCTGCGCATAGTCGTCATCGCGGCAACAGAGCTGCACGCCGGGACGATCCAGCGCGGGCCACAGTTGATTGTGGATGTAGCTTGGGGGTTGCCCGGCGGTCTCAAACAGGGCCAGGGCGGCGTCGGGGGCATCGGGTAAAAGCCCTAAGAACAGATCGGTGCCCCGTGTGGCGAGGTTGGCCTCTTCAAGAGTCGTGGCGAGTGTTTCAAGGAGGCCCATCGAGTGAATACCCCACACCAACATGCCGTTGGCTGGGGCTTCTTCCTGCCGGGCCGTGAGGCGCGGTGGTTCATGCTACCAGCGGAGTGATCTATTCCCGCAAGCGGCGGGATGTCTTGTCAATAAGGCTTACATCTTGTGCAATTATACCATCCTTGATGACAATTTCAATCGTGATACCTCCATACCACCCCCGACAGAGCGTGCGATCCCACAGCTCACCTAAGATGGCCTGGAGTGCCACAATCGCTTGCTCATTGGCCGGATTATGCTTGATGCGCTCAAAGCGCGCATCGACCAGCGGGGCGATCGTCTCCCCGTAGGCGTTCTGCCGCAGCGGGTGGCTCATGGCTTTTGATCGCCCGTGACCATGGGTGCCACGAGAATTTGATTCGCCGCTTTGCCGTAGCCGATGACCGTGACCCGATCGGTGGAGAGCAAATCGCTATAGGGGGCAATCCCCCCAGCCGTGCGGGGCACCACGTAGACTTGCCCCACGGCAGGCGCCGCCCCAGCCCCCAGGGTAATCAGCCCCGTCTTGACCGCCTGCACGGGCTGGCCGACGCCGGCGCCATTCAGGGCGATGCCGCCAAAACTGGCCTCCAGGGCCGTGCCGTCGCACTGCGCCAGCGCCCATTGATTGTTGGCGTTGAGATAGAGACTTTGCCCCGCCGTCACGGCCACCGAGCTATAGCGCGTTTCGACTTGGGCCCCGGTCCCGACAACGACTTGCGTCGGGGTAATCGTTAGGTCAGGCATCGTGCAGACTCCTTTAGCCGCGCAAGTCCGCCGCCAAGCGGGCATCCAGGCCCGGCAGCGCTTCGCGGACGCTCTTTTCCAAATACTTCGCTTCCCCGACGACATGCCGCGCCGTCAGGTCCTCATGCACGATCAAGGCATAGGGCACCGCTGGCCCGCCAAAGCTCAGCGTCACCGTGATACTCTGCCCCACGGTCACCGGCGCGGACACGAGCCCACTGGAGCGCAGGGCGCCCGTATCCACGGGTGTCCGTAACTTCGCCGCCGTCATGATGCGTTCGCCTTCGCGGTACAGCGCTCCACCCGCCCGTGCGACCTTCTGCACCCCGTAGCGCTCCAAGGCCCGCCGGAATTGCGGCAGGTTCGTCCAGGAGAGACTAACCGTCTGCTGTGCCATGGGCCTCCTTGGGGACCGGCTCGCTCAGCGTCAGGCCCAGCGTCGTGGCCCTGGGTGGCTTCGTCGCCATGCGAAACAACTCATTAAACGCTTGCAGCATCAACTGCTGCCCTGCGAGAAAGGTCGCCTGAATCCGCGCCAGGTCATCCATTACGGCTTGGCTTGCGGCACGCTGAACGTGAGCCCGAGACTGCTCGCCTGATTGATCACATGCAGCGTGATCTCTTCGAGAATGCTGCGGATGCCGCTGCCCAGATCGGCATCGGCTTCCACCGCATACAGCGTGTCCACCGGGCCGGGCTCCCCTCCGGGCAGCGTTTCGGAGACCAGGAACATCTGATGCCCGTCGGGCTTCGCGGCATCCCACAGGGGATGGCTCGGATCACTCAGAAGCGTCCCATTGCCCGCCACGACGTTCCACGTCGGCACGCCGTCAATGGGGCCATCGGGGTTCAGGGTGACCAGCACCATTTGCGTATCGTTGATCGTCGCTTCCATGGGGAACCTCCTAGAAGTACACCGCTGCGCACCAGTAGACGCCGTTCACATCCGCTAAGCGATCCACCCGCAGCGGGGGTGGCATGCTGCCATCGGGCAAGGTAAAGCGATCCAGCACGCCCATGGCCGCCTCGGTGGCGATATACACTTGTGTCGTGCTTACCACCTCTTCACCCAGCAAGTCCCGCACGAGGCGCGTGCTGTAGTCGATGCGCGCCAGGCGCGCCACCGGGGCCGCATAGCTCCGTTGCCCATACGCATCCGGCCCGGCATAGGCCGCATGCTGGATGGTGTCGTGGCTCCAGCGGGTCAGGATATCGCGGGCACTCATTACCAGGCCCTCACGTTGATGCGATACGGGGCCATCAGGAACAACACCTCACCCGGCAGAATCGTCGCCCCGGTGAGCCCGCCGCCGCTCGTGGGATCGGCATAGGTCACACTCACCGGGCCCACCTTCTCGCTAATCACCGTGCCCGCACTGGTCCCGCTGCTGCGCATGCCATCGCTGAGCAGCAGACACGCCGCCTGCTTCACATCCTCACCCACCAAGGCCGTCTCGGGCCACCAGCCGCCGCTCATGATACTCACCGTCCAGGCCCCACAGGATGCCGGCCAGCCCGACTTGTGCTGGAGTTGCCCCAGCTCGCCCGCCAGGTAATACTCCGACGCCTCCACCGTATACCCCTCATCGTCGACGATGCTGGCAATGCTCTGCACCGGGCGGCGCTTCAGGAACAACGTCCGCAGCCCCCACAGGGGCATCTGGTGCCGCTCCGTATAGGCCCGCTGCACAAAGTAGCTCCCCGTGGCGCCTTCGAGCCGCTGTGTCACCGCCTCGATCAGCGGCACCATGCGCTCATAGGCCATATCTTCCGGCGTCAACCCCAGGCGTTGCAGGGCTTCGGCATAGGTAATGACATCGGTGAAGGCCATAGGCTACTCGTCTCGCTGCTCGGTAAAGATCGCTGGCCGAGGTTTGAGATAGTCGGTCTGTCCTGTTTTAGTGTACCAGTCAATGGCCATCTTGCAGGCCCCACAGATTATTTCACTACCAGTTGTCACCAGTGGCACCTCACCAGCCAGCATTGTATGTTGGCTGCATGTGGTCGTAAAATGCCCCGCCATACGTACCCAGGCATGTTTGACGCTTCGGTGGTTGACAGTGCCCCAGATATAGGCCGGTTCGGTCTGATCCATTAGCGTCGTCTCCCCCGGATCTCGGGCTCGATATGTATGCCCGTGGGCGGCGATTCGGCCTTATCTTCAAACTCCGCTTTGCCTTGCTCTTTTTCCTCGATCTCGCCAGGGTGTTCCTCAAAGTACGCCTGAATCCCCAAGCGATCTGCCTCGATATCCGGCATCTCATAGCCTCGTGGCCCGACCAGATAGGCCGCCTGGGGATCGCCTTCCTCGCAATACTCTACCACCTCGGCATCGGTGCGATAGAGCCGCCGTGGGAAATTCATCGTTTCCCCTTTTTCACTTTCTTCGGCTTCGGTTTGGCTTTCGGTGTCTGTAACATATGCGCTCCTAGAAAGCCGCCCAGACGGGATTGGCGGCGGTGCCCGTGTTCTTGTAGCCGAGGCCCGTCGCCCCATTGACCACCACGGCATCGAGCGGGAGGCCGATGCCGTAGGCGTCCACGCCCGGCGTCGTCTCGACAGCGGCGATGGTCGGATTCGTGCCCGTCAATTCACTCCGCACCACCACCACGGGAGGCTTGCGGCGCTTGGCATTGGTCCCGGCATAGGTGCAGGTCAGGGCGCCAATACCCGCCGTAAGCGTCGTGGCAGCAGTCGTGACTCCGCCCGTGCCAATCGAGGCCAACGCCTCCAAGGCGGCGTCGATCGCCGCAACCAGCGTCGCGTTGACGTTCGACCAGGTAATCGCCCCGGTCACAAAACCGCCACAGCCGAGGTAAAAGGTGCCCCCCGTCGGCGTCCCGCCGATCGTGACCGTCGTGACGCCATCGGTCCCGTTGCCGGGTACCCCCGCCACCATGGGCGCCTGCACAATATACGTTGCGGCTACGGCCATACGTGAGCCTCCTACGTCTGCGCCCCTATGACCGTCCAAACTGGAGAGGCGGGACTTCCCGTGTTAATGTGGGCTTTGCCATTGGTCGTATCGATCAACACCGCCCCCTTGGGCGCCCCTCTGGCTGAGGCATCCACGCCCGGCGTCGTCTCCGCAATGGCCACCGTCAAGGTACTCCCCGCCGTGATGTTGTAGGCCGTCATCGTCGGCCACGCCCGTTTCGCCACATTGGCCCCCGAGAAGGTGAGGATGACCGTCCCGATGCCCGCCGTCACGGTGCCCGCCGTCGCCACGACTTGCGCGGTGGTGCCGAACAACGCATCCAGGGCCGCATTGATACTGTTGAGCAGCGTGGCGTTCACCGCACTCCAGGCAATGGCGGCGGTCTGCCGCCCCTGATGCCGGATGCCAAAGGTAAAGGCGCCACCCGTGCCGCCAATGGTCAGGGTTTGCACCTCATCCGTACCCGCCACCGGCGCCCCGGCGTTGAAATAGCGATAGCCGATATACTCTGCCAGAGCCATGGGTGCGCCTCCTAAAGTCCCGTGACTGAGCAAAAACCCGTGGGGCGGTAGACGGTCAAGCAGGCGCGCATGGTGGCGCGGATCGCCTGTTGCCCCTTGATGAATTGATCGTTGATGTACCCGGTGAGCACTTCCACGCCCATGCGCATCCAGATTTGGCTCATGTTCGCAAAGTCGCCCACCACGCCGGTGCCCAGCGTCAGCAGATCGGCTTCCACAATGGGGATGCCCCACATGCGGAGCACGCCGGCATCTGAGGGCGCGCCCCAGATGTAATTCCCGTTGGCATCCTTCATCAGCCGCACATCCTGCATGTTGGTCGGATGCAGGACAATGGCGTTCGGCTGTGAGCGCCCCGTCACCCGGCACTTCACCACGCCCTTGTAGACGGCATCCACGATGGGATCACCGCCCCGCGCCTGGGTTTGCAGGCCCGGCGTGTTGATGAGCCCCTGCATGTTATCGCCCAGGCCATCACCCACCATCAACTGGCGGTCGAACTCCTGGTTGACGAAGAAGCGTAGTCTGTTGTCCAGCAACGAGGCTACCTGGTTGACGTCAGCCAGTTGCTCATCAGTGACGCCGATATAGGTGGCAACCTTCTTCACCAGCACCGTGCGCTTCGTGAAGATGATCGTCGACTCGGGATAGGTGCCACTCTCCCCCACGCCCGTGGCGGCGTTGGTGCTCGTGGTCTCCTCCTGGTACATCACGGCATAGTCGCTGGTGTTGCCCACCGGGAACAATTCCGTGACTTGAATGGGGCGATGCGCAAACTCGATCCAGCGCGGAATGCTGATCGTCTCCGGCCCCCAGCCCGCGCCCGTGCTCATGAGCTTTTGCTCGTAGGTGCCCATGCTGGCGAGGGAGCGGAAATCCCACTTCTCGAAGGTGCGCTCGAAGGCGGTTTGCGAGCCGGGCGTAAACTGGTGTGGCTCGGGCCAGGCTTGTTTCATAAAGTCCCCCAACGTGCGGGGCGCTAGCGCCTGGCCGCCCTGATAGCCATTGCCATAATAGCCATTGCCATTGCCATTAGCGTGGGTATGCACGGTCTGGACGCGCTTCATATCGTCGTAGCGCTCTTTCCACTTCTTTTCGCGCTCTTCGAGGGATTCTTGCGCCTTAAACTTCGCGTGCACCTCATCGGCTTCTTTTTCGAGCCCTAAGAAGAGATCACGGGCGACGTTCTCGGCTTCGACGGCATCGCGTCCGCCATCGAGCAGATGCGCAAAGGCGGTCGCCTTCGTGAATTGATAGCGGCCGTCTGGACGCCGGGCCTCATCGAGGATGGTGTTGATATTATCTTGTTTGGCGTTAAGTTCGCGGTTGAGTTCCGCGAGGGCTTGCGAAGCCATGGGATGGTCTCCTTGTGTCCTGAACGCTGTGGCACACCACCACAGAGCGTCTGTGTTCGTGCGCCGGGACACACCATCCCGGTCCTGCAGGGCAGGCTACCGGCCTGCCATCGGGGTTGCGAGGGTGTTCAATCGAGCCTGTTGCCGCTGCGTGATCGCCTCATCGCGGGCGCGCAGTTCGGCCTCATCCTCCGCTCGCTGGCGCTTCTGCGCGGCCTGGTGCTCGGCATGGCGCCGGAGAATGGCCTGATCTTGCGCCTCATAGCCTTGACTCAAGTCAGGGAGGCGGGCGAGCCGCCGCAAATCCTGCCAGGCCGTGGACAGCTCATCAATAGATTTGATCGTCTCGGCCCCCAGCCGCTTGCCATCCTTGACGCGCATGTCATGTACCAGCGTCAGATGATTGATCAGTTCCTTGACCTGGGGGATGAGGGTGTCAAAGCTCGGGCGTTTCCGGCCCTGCACCGGCTCAGGCGTGGCCTGTGGCTTCTCCTCCGCCTTGATGGCCAGCGTGCGGGTGTTGGTGCTCGCCGCACGAAGTACGGGCGATACTTCAGCAATCACCAGAGGATGCCCCGATCCGTCAGCATGAAGAAATCGGACTTGCTCGCCGTTGAAGTCACCTCGATGCGTATTGCCCGGTGGCACCATAAATCCCCAAGAGTATTCAGCTTTCGGCGGTGGCGTCTCCCAATCGAAGCGCAGGGCCTGATACCAGTTTTTCCCCTCATCCGTGCCATTAAACTGTATGTCGGCTAACGCTTCATTGCCCTCTTCATAGACGTGTGCTTTGCCAATCGGCGGCATATGCCAATCATGGGCGCCTACGACTGGCACGGTCTGATCTCCAAAGGCTCCAGGCAACAATACGTCTCCATCCTTGTCCTTCGTATTGAGTGTAGCAATCACGACTAAGGCTCGATTTTCGTCGGACTTTTTCAGGCTGAGAGCCGTACTGTTTTTGATTTCCATTTCATGCCCCACATGCTACATTATCTAGCGCGGTCTAGGGTTGACTGATCATCAACCGACAGTCCGGTTCCCGTGCCGGTTGGCCGCGCACACTTCCACGGGCCAATAAGTCTGACGGGAGACTTCCTCCATGAGTGGCCAAACATTTACCTGCAAGAAGTGTTGTCTGCCTTTGCCATTGACGCCTGAATATTTCCATAGACGAAAAGGCACGAAAACTGGTTTTTATTGGCAGTGCAAAAAGTGTAAGCATGCAATAGATCAGAATTACTACCAAAGAAACAAGGCGAAAGTCCTCAAGAATGTCTATGCCTATCGGAAACTCCACCCAGAAAAGAGAATCGAAGAAGGGAGAAGGCGTTACATAAAACACAAAGCTCATCATGATGCTGTGGTAAAACGATGGAAGAAAAATAACCCAAAGAAATGTTGGGAGTATGAAAAGCGCTGGCGATTGACGCATTACGTCTACTGGCGAAAGTATTTGAATGGCTGGCATCAAATGGACCATCAAAGAAATCCCGAAAAATGGTTTAACCTGAATCATTCTCGGCGTCTCGACCGGCGCATCATGCGCGAACAAGGCATTACGCCTATGGGTCTCTATAAGCGAGATGGAGGTATCTGCCATATCTGCCAGAAGCCCGTCAAATTGAAGGATTTCTCGGTTGATCATCTTATTCCTAGAATCCATGGAGGGCCAGGTACTTGGGAGAACCTGGCGACTGCCCACTTTCGATGTAATGCTAAGCGTGGTGCTGGAAAGATCGAGGCACAATTACGCCTTTTTTAAACCGCCGCTTCCATGCTGGCCGCTGGCGTGCTCGGCATCGCCGCCGCATGGAAACTGAGCGCCACACTGCACCGACAGCTCGGATGCAGCGGCGGCGCCTGCAGGCCCCCAGGAAATGTTCCATGCAAGGCCACCTCTTCGCCGTCCAACGGTTCGCACAGCTCACACAGCCGCTCGTCATCGGCCACGATCCACACCTTGAATGTGGTCTCCCGGTCGAGCAGCCCTTGCATTTCCGCCTGACTCCAGGCGATCACCTGGCCGGCATTGCTGGCCGTCAGGATCTCCGTGCGGGCGATATTATCCGACCGCAGCCGCAACTGCGCCGCCGCGTAGCGTTCCACGCGCAGGGCCAGGCGTTCAGCGCCCACCCCCTCCTCCCGCAAGCGTTGCTCGAAGTGCGACACGGCCAGGGCCTGCCGGGAGTGCAAGCCCACAATATCATGCACCTGTCGAGACACCTGTTGCCAGGTCATCTGCCCACGCATCGAGGCCGTGACCAGATCCAGAATCGCCTCCTCGGTGTTGAGGGTGATCTCGCGTACCATTTTGGCCGCATGCTGCTGTGCCCACTGCACGGCACTGGGGTTGAGCACATCGAAGCGGTACAGCAGCCCGAGATCCTGTTGCAGCCCCCGCGCCGCCACCGCGCCCCCTTCCCCCGCCGCTTGCCGCAAGAGCGCCGTGGCCTCGGCTCCGAACGACGCCGCGAATTGGTCCCACGGAATGGCCGCACTGGCCCCCGCCGCGTCGAAGATCCGCAACGCTGCCGTCAGAGCCTCCTCGTCGATGTTGGCCTTGGTCTGGGCCACCGCCCGCAGAAAGGCCGCCCGCATCGACGGCTCCAGACGATTCAGCAGGCGATCCATGGCCGCCTGATCGGCTTTGGTCTGGTAGGGTGCGCTCTTGAGCGCTCGCTGCTCCACGTCGCCTTCGTTCGGTACGAGCTGGGGCCCCATGGGTGCTGGGCGCTGCATCGGCTCACCGGCTGGGACTTCGATCATCGCAAACGTCCTGAGGTAGACCTTATCCGACTCCTCCGACTCCAGCCCTGCCGCGTCCCGCGCCTCATCGACGCGCATCCAGCCGCCCTGCACCGCTGCACTCAGGCGGGTGACTTTCGTACCCTCCTCCTCTTGCAGGGCGCGCACGTCGCTATAGTCCCACGTCACCCGGACCTTGCTGGTATCCTCGCCAAAGAGCGGCAGGAGCATACGCCCGAGCGTGTAGCCCATGACCCGCTGCATCGGAATCAGGCCATTGACCCAACACATTTTCGTCTCTTCGGCCATGGTGGCCCCGACTTTGGTCTGCTCCAATCCGGTTCCATACCCCACCACGGCGGCCCGGAAGCCCACGGCCGCGCACACCCGCTCCTCCGTGACATTGCGCAGCGCCGACAGGTCCATCTCATTGGGGGCAAAGCCCAAGCGCTGCACCTTGAGCGGGCCATTGACCACCGCCGTCTGGCCGCGCGAATCCCCGGTAAAGCGCTCATTGAAGTATTGCTTGATCAGCTCCGCTTGCTCGGGCGTGATCACGGTGCCTTCGCCGCCCCGTGGATCCGGGCTGATCAAGGTACTCGGCACGGCACTATTGCGCAGCAGCGTGGCGGTAAAGTTGGCGGCCTCGTCGTCGGTCCAGATATCCCGCACAATAGCCCTGAGTGGTGGCAGGCCCAGCCGGGGATTGACCGGATCGAGGCTATGGCGAAAGTGAATCACTTCCTCAGGACGGAGCTGTTCGTAGCTGGCACCTTCCATGGGCGTATAATCGTAGTAGCTGATGAATTCCGAGCCATCCGACTTCCAACGGGGCTGCACGCACCACGGCGGCATCCACCACAGCTCACCGGGCTCATTCGAGCGCCGCCGCAAGATCCGCCAATAGGCGTTGCCATCCCACAGGTAATCGCGCACCGTGGCCATCCACAGCACGCCCCCGTCGTACCAGGGATTCGCATGGTTGACCAGCTCTACGAGCGGATGATCGTCCACCGTTTCCCAGGTGCCCTGTACCTGGCGCTGCACGATCAGCGTAGCCTCAGGAAACGTGCGCATGCCCCACTGCAGCGCCGGCATGACGCTGCTGCTCAGCAGCCCATGGCCCACCTCGCCCGCATAATTATGCGCCGTGCGGGGCATGCCGATGACCCAGGAGGCCATGCCTGAGAGGAAGCGCGGAAAAAAGGTCTGCTCCGCCGCCTTGAGCTGCACGCCCTGGCCGCCAATCGCCGCTTTCATGATCTGCGCAAAGCGCCGGATCTCCATCTACGCTCTCACTGGGGCGTCAGGCTTCGGCTCACGGCGCAGCGTCCACGCCTTCATGCGAACTTCCGTGCTCGTGTCGACTGGCGATCCTTGCACCGACAGTTCTGCAGCCAGTGCACTCATCGCCTGGCCCATATTGCGGCTCAGCCGGTCTTGTGCATATTCGAGCATGTTCTCACGGGCTGCCATCATTTCAACCGCCGTGAGGCATATCCGCGCCTGCAGTTCCACCAGCCAGCGATCTTGCCAGTCAAGCAAGGCCCGTTGGCGCTCGTCATAGGCCGGCAAGCCGATGATATCCCGCAATTCCTGCAACCATCGTGGATTTACCATCACGCTCTCACTGGGGCAAACGTCCATCGTGGCTTCAAACTCTTGGCATGCCAGGCCATCGCGCCGGCCACAAAGCCATCAGGTGGATGCCCCGAGCCGTACACGTCATCGACCGTGGCGTAGCGATGCTGCCCCTCCAGGGCCTTAATCTTAGGGCTCACCACCTGACCCTTCTCAATCGCATTAATGTAGTTTGAAAACAAGTCGGCCCGCGTCCGCCCCACCAGAATCACCGCCGTGGCTCGCTCGCTCAGGTAGCCATCGACCACATCTCCCAAGCCCGTGCCATCGTG